CATCACGCCCTCGTCCCAGCAGTCTTTGAAGACGAAGCGGGCCGAAGTGGGCGTCACGTAGCAGCAGACCACGGTGACGGTCCCGCCGGTATCCAGCGGCACCTCAATCTCGTCGCGCTGGGCGAGCAGGTGGTCCAGCTTGCCCTCGGCCTTCGCCCGCTTCAACTGGGACGGGCTGACGAAGCCGACGTGGATGCTCCGCAGCCTGCATAAGTCGTCCTGCGTCGCACTCTTTTCCTCCGCCGGTTCCTCCGGCTCTGCCTTCTTGCTCACAGGCTCCTCGGCCTTTTCGGGGGCGCGCCCGGCCCGGAGCAGCACGGCCAGCAGTTCACCGGCCTTCTCGCTCTGGCGGTCCAGTCGGCCCAGGTGTTCCAGGAACGCCGCCCGCTCGCGCGCCACCAGATCGGCGTCGCCCTCCACGTGCAGCCGGGCCTCCCCAAATCGCAGCGTCAATTCGCTCATGTGCTTGTCCTCCTTTAGTTTATATAGGTATGTGCCGCTCACGCGCTCAGGTATCAGCCTTCCCGCCGTGATGGCGCATCCAGTTCCGAATGTACTGGGTGATGTCTCCGACGAAGCCCGTGCAGAGGTGGATGTCGTGCACAGGTTTTCCCTCGTAGCGGCAGTCCGAGCAGTTCAGACCGTTGTTGCACTGAGCCTCGCAAAACTGGCACATACAGTTCCCGTTGTCGAATGGACACGGGCTGACCGCCTCCACCTCGATCTCATGGCCGCAGCCGGGGCAGAAGTTCCAGCCGTTTTCCACCGGCCCGTCCGCCTCGAAGGTCTCGATATACCCGCATCCCCGGCAGTTCCAGGTGTTGTGCTCTTGGTCCACGCATGAATAGATCACTTTCTCGTCCATCACAGCACCTCCGCCGGTTTCTTGAGCCATTCCAAGAGGTCTTGATAATTACCGGAAAAGTCAAAATCCGTATCAAGGCCAAGTCCTTCAACAAGGAGCAGGAATATTTTCTTTTGCATCCCGTATAGCTCCTTTGCCAGCTCCTCGTCGTCCATCTCTCTGAGCTTGTCCGCGTTGGTGAACACCACGTCCGGGCACTCCTGTTTTCTGGCCTCCCGGCAGGCTTTCCCGCCGTAGGTCAGCAGGCAGCCGGATACCCGGCACCTATCACACAGTTTCATACGCTTTTCCTCCCGTTTCCGGTTCGTAATTCAGCCACACCGTTTCCGTTCTGACCGCGCCGCCTTCCGCCTGCGCCCGCCGATGCAGCTTTTTCCACCCCTGCAGGTGTTCGTTGTACAGGTCGTTGTCATAGCCGGACAGAATGACCGGCCCCGGATGCTCCTTCAATGCGTCCAGAAGCTCGATGTGCTGGGCTTCCTCCGCCATCTCCACGATGTATTGCTTGCCCTTGCGCGTATGCAGCATATAAGGCGGGTCCGCGTAGATCAGCACGTCCGGGTGACGGAAGCGCCTGATCACATCGACCGCTGGGGACTGCTCAATCTGCGCATCTTTCAGGCGTTCCGCCACGGCGGCGATACGCTCCGGGAGCTGCCGCCAGTAGCGCACATCGTAGGCGTACTCGCGCCCGGCACGGTCATTTTTCCAACCGCCCTTGTAAACAACGGTGCTCCCGTGGGCCTGCCAGTACCGCACCAGCGTCAGCCGGGCGGCTTCGATGCCGTCCGGTCGGACCTGTCCTCCCGCCTTGAAATGGTCCCACGCCTGTTCATACTCGCCCCGGCTGTACGGCGTGCAGGCCACGGCCCGCATCAGCTCCTCCGGCTGTTCCCGGATACAGCGGAACAGGTTGATGATCTCGCCGTCCAAGTCGTTGATGGTCTCGATACGGCTCGGTGGCTTTTTGAAGAATACGGCCCCGCTCCCGAAGAACGGTTCCAGATAGCTCTTGTGCGGCGGCATGAGGGATACAATCCATTCCGCCAGCCGCCATTTGCTCCCCGGATATTTCAGCACGGGCTTCATCTGGCCCGCCGTCTTGAACATC